CCGTTCATCCTGCATTTGTGTATGTTGTGATCTATAAAGAACACCGCAAACACTGCCAGAAGATAACAGGCCACCACCACAAACAAAGGAGCGCCCCAGAGCGCGCCAAAGTAGGGGACGAGGTGACAGAGTAAAAGAGCCATAATTACAGAAAATACTCGTTTTCTTTTGCTCATTTCTTCAGCTCCCGAAGCCGTTTTAGCTCCTTCTTTGATTCTCCGCGCCTCGCCTCTGCTCTGGCGATCTTCTGCGGTGTTGTTCGTTTGTCGTGTGCTTCCTTACGCTCCAAAGCCTCCGCCCGGCGTTCTTCTATGCGTCCTTTTCTCATTTGATACCCTTTCTTTTGTAGAGCCGGGACAACTTCGCCCGGTTCTTCGTTGTTAGTCTCCACTCCTTGAAGAATATCTTCATACCGTTAGACAGGTAAAACCCCTGTTTATTTCCTCTTACAATGGGTTTGTCTATCATGTCAATGAAGCTCTCCAAGAAGTCATTAATAAATAACATTAATACCTCCTTCGCTGTTGGTGTATTCCTTCGGGGATTGGGCCAGGTATAGCCGTATTTGATAGACTCTTTCCGTGGGTGTGTAGCTCTCGGCGTGGTTTCTGGCTCGAATCCATAAAAAGAATGTAAAACCGCCACCATTAACACACTATAAATATATGCACAGCCACAAGACCACAAAACACCACCAAAAACAGTACCAGGAACGCGCCGCGGGCCACTGGCCACGCGCACCAGATCAAGCGCGGGGGGGAGTGGGCGCGGTCGGCCGATCCAGCGCAACAGGTCCGCGCCCGATCCTCTGAAAAAAAGCTAATGTTTTTGCGTTAGTGTCCATATTTACGGAAGATTTAGGCCGGATTTACGGAAAAATGGCCGGTTTGAGGCACTGAAAAAGCGTTTTTTCTGCTCAACGAAACCGGCAGATCGGCTTCCGTTTTGCACCCCCCGGCCCGGACTGAAGTAAGCTCCCATAGATTTTACGAACTATTTTTGGGCAAAGAGGGAATACATTGGGAATAGGTTGGGAATACATTAGGTATACTTTGGGAATATACTGGGAATACTTTGGGAATACTTTTAAGGGTTATGGTAAGCCTTTGTTCTTCTATTAATAAACCCTTAACGGAAGCCTTTCATAAAGGGTTAAGGGAATGGTTAGTGAAAGGCTCCCTATATGTATATGTATATGTATATGCTATAAGTATGGTGTAAGTAAAGCGCGTGTACGCGCGAGAAACTTTGAAACATTTATAAAATTATTTTGTACATTAAAAAGTGGAAGTTCAATGCCGCAATAGAGTTTTTGATGTATTTGAATCTTCAGAAGCTGACGAACTCGGGATAAAATACAGCTCTGATTGGCGCAACGCATCCAAAGGCGATTGGGTATTGACCGCTGATGAAAAGGTTTTACAAGTATTAGGTAGGCGGAAATATGACACTGGAAGAAAAAAGGAAATCTATTTAATCAGAACCGGATATGGTGAAATCCCCACTTACAAAAAATCTCTCATTGCTTACGAACGGCCCGATTATGAGTGGGACATCAGATACAAAAAGGGTCTGGTCAGGAATGTCAAGCCCACTGCTTTACAGGGTGCTTTCATTCAACAGCTTATGGACAACTGTGAACCTGACGAGCGAGGCGTGTGGAAGATTCCAGACGTTATTGATGCCTATATGTCTGTATATTGCGACAACAATCCGTCAAGCTCACTTCGCCGGGCTTTGGCAATACTTCGAAAGGATAGTGTAAAAGAAGTTATGGCAGGAAAAATGAAAGAACGCTTGGAATCTGTTGGTATTGATGACGAGTATGTAGCAAAAAAGTACAAAAATTTTATTGAGGACAGTGATGCACCAGCCAGTACACGCCTACAGGCGTTGAATAGGGTGAGTGACATCATGGGTCATGTTGAAAAGAAGGAAAATACAACTGAACAGACTGTCTTTATGCTGTCTGATGGAGATAAGAAACTGCTGGCACAGCACAAACGGCAACTTCCGGATAAAGAATTAGTGGATATTATTACAAATGGCTCAAGTGGAACAAAGACAAAGAACATCAATTCAGCTTAAAGAGGACATTGAGAATATTAGTGTTGGATTTATCTGTATTGAAGGTAAAACATACGATATTTCACCTGCAATTACAGCCTGTATCATTGATATGCTGAATGAAATTGATGAACTTGAAAAATTATTGTATAATTTAAAGTATTCTGATAATGCTGCACGATCCTGATCGCAAAAAAATACTGCAGAGAATGTATCTCGATCCCTTTTTCTTCTCTGAAGTGCTTTTTGGTGATAAAAATAATGTCATGCACTACCACATGAGGTGCAAATCACCACAATTTCATAGAGAAATATTCGATGAACTCCTGCACTTGAAGCAGGGCGACAAAATGGCGGTGGTCGCGCCCCGTGGACACGCTAAAACTACCCTTGTTTCGTTTATTTACCCACTTCACCAGATGCTTTTCGGTGAAGAACGCTTTATTCTTTTAGTATCCGAGTCGGAAACGCAGTCTAAATACCTTCTGGAAGCTATTGGCAACGAAATTGAATATAATAAAAAATTGCATGAATATTTTGGCAATAGAATGGGCGAAACTTGGGGAAAAGAAGAAAAAGAGGTCATAACTGGCTTCGATGAGCATGGAAAACCTACCGGAATGTGTAAAATACTGATTCGCGGGACAGGCCAGAAAGTTAGAGGTTTGAAATATGGGCCGTATAGGCCTACATTAACCATAGTTGACGATGGCGAAGGTGAATCAAATACGATGACGGAACTGTCAAGGGATAAATTTACGCGCTGGTTTAATGCAGCGGTTATTCCCGGTTCTACAGACGCTAAATTGTGTTTTATTGGAACTATTGTTGACGATAATTCGTATTTAAACCGAATTGCGGGGCGTAGATCATATAGCAAGGCCGGAGAGCGAATCATAAAAGGTTGGAAAACAAGATTCTATCAGGCAATCCCACAAAATGTGGGCGCAGGAATATTCACCGCCTCTGGTAAAGAGTATCGAAAGAATAAACAAGTTCAAGTATTATGGAAGGAACACAGACCGTATAAGTGGCTAAAAGCCGAAAAAGACAGGTTAGCCTCCGAAGGCCATGTATCTTATTTTTATCAGGAATATCAGAATATTCCTATGGACGATTCGTTTCGTGTATTTAAAGAAAAGGATATTCAGTACTGGGAAGGCTATTATACCTTCGATAACGGTCAGTCTTATGTTACGAAAATATCTGATAAAGGCGAGGAAAGAGTTCCTGTTAACACTTTTATGGGCGTTGACCCAGCTTCCTCGGAAAATAAAAAAGCTGACTACACTGTGATTATGACGATTGCAGTCGATCCGGAATTTAATATCTATGTGATTGACTACTTTCGCGGACAGGTATCACCTATGGACGGCGCAGATCGTATCTTCGCCATGTCTGATATTTATAATCCACGGGCTATCAAGATCGAAGAAACAGGCCATGTGATGCTGGCGGACTATATCCAGCGGCGCAGTAAGGAATCAGGACGGTTTTTGAATGTCAATCCAAAACAGGCAATCAAGAATAAGTTCTATCGCATCAAACAGATGCAGCCGTACTTTGCCTCGAAAGCTGTCTTTGTTAAAGAAACGCACTATGAACTGATTGATGAACTGCTGCAGTTCAAGGAAGTTGGCTCGTTTAAAAAAGATACACTGGACGCACTGCGCTGGGCATTGGATGATGTGTGGAAACCGCATTTGCAGTTCAAGGACAATGTATGGGTCGAACCGGATACAAGCAAAATAAAGGCTGATTGGGAAACCGGTCAGGTAATATATAACTGATGGCAATAAGCATAAAAAAACTTGATCTTCCAAAAATTGATCACACCGAAGTGTGGCATGATTATAAACTGTTCCAATCATCAGGCGAGGAATGGCGCTATCAGATGGCTGAAGATGAGGATTTTTATCTTGGCAACCAGCTGACAGAATCACAAAAAGAATATCTTGAATCCGTAGGACAGCCTCCGGAAGCGAATAACAAGATCAGACCGGCTGTGGAAACAGTGCTTGCCAATATTGCCGCCGCATCTCCGGAATGGGATGTGCGTCCTATCGGTAAGACGGATAACGATATGGCCTTTGTCTGCAATCAGATGCTCGATTGGATATGGCGGGAATCGCAGGGAGATGTGCAGTTCCGTAAAGCCTGTAAAGATTTTATTGTTAAAGGTCTTGCTTATTTTTATGTGTTTCCCGATTGGAATGTCGATGGCGGTCTGGGCGGAGTCAGGGTGCGCAGGCTATCACCGGAATCCGTCTTTGTCGATCCCAATGCAATGCTGTCTGATTTTTCAGACGCATCTTCAATGATATTTTCCGATCTGCATACCAAGAAAGCACTGAAGGCCGTCTTTCCGCAGTATGAAAAAGAAATTGAAGAAGCAAGAGAGGATTACGAAGTCAATGAGCAGGGTTCCGGTAAATATTCAAGAGATCAGGTGTGGACAAGGGATGATGTGGGTAAAGATCATCAGGCAATGGTGCGCAAGTATGTACGCTTCAGCAAGGTCAATGTGCCGATGGTATTGATTACCGATGTGAATACCGGCAAATCACAGAAACTGACCCGCGAAGGCTATAAGGAAATGGCCAAGGACGAACGCTATGGTACGCTGGTAAAAGAAAATGTTATTATGGAAGAACTGGTTTATGAAAAACATATTCGGGAAGTGGCCCTGTTTGGCGATCAGCTGATGTACGATGAAGTCCTTCCAATTACAGAATATCCGATCATACCGGCCTGCAATGAACATACCTCTACACCGTATCCGTCTGGCGATGTACGTCATTCAAAATCACCACAACGGATGCTCAACAGGACGGAAGCGCTGTTAATATCACATACCAGCGCAACAACAAATTTTAAATTGCTTTACGAGGACGGTGCGATTGATCCGGGTGAAGTTAACAAGTGGCACATTCCAAATGCGTTAATTCGGGTTAATCCGGGTGCTTTGAGAGAGCAGAAGATTAAAGAGTTCGCGCCGCCCTCCGTAAGCAGTCAGCTATATACAGAAAAACAACGCTACGAACTGGACATTGAGCAGGTCTTTGGAGCATATAAATACCTGCAGGGATCAGCATCGGATGCACCGGGATCGGTGGGTGAGGCGCAGATCGTTGATGAGGCAGTGGCAAGAAAACAGAACTGGAAAATCCTGCCAATATATGATATGATCACCCGGGCGGCATGGGTGGCACAGGAATGGATGCCTTCTGTCTATAATACACAAAGAGTTCTACGGGTGGTAAATCCTGATGGTGAAGCAAAAGAATTAATGCTGAATGAACCGGTGATTGACGATAAGACCGGTGCAGTAATGCGGATGTATGATATGCAGTCTGCAAAAGTTGATGTAAAAGTTGTGATCGGCAGCACAAGGGCGAAATCACCAGCCGCCGATCTACAGCGGGACTTGACGCTGTTAAATGCCGGTATATATGATCGCACACAGGTGATTATGAATATGCAGGGCGATATGGATAAAGCGTCCCTGATTGCCAGACATAGTGAAATTCAGCAACTACGCGGTGCTGTTGAACAGATGGAAGGACAGCTGAAACAGCTGGAGGGTGATATGCAAACCCGCGAAAGAGAAATTTTCCACGCCAATATGAGGGCGGAAATTGCCGAAGCTACCAAGCCAGTGCAACAGGCTTTGAGCAATGTTAAGGCGAACGCAAAACTTGAAGAAGCGAGACAGCGAGATGCCTCGAAAAAGGTAAAAGAGGGTGCATCTTCTGGTCTAAATATGATTAACTCTGAAACAGCGGCTCCAGCTATTGGATAACCGCACAAAAAAAGGAGCATCTAATGGCTAATTCAGAAGCACAGGTAGCAGAACCGACAGCTGGAGATAACCCAACTGGCGACTTTATGATGGACACATTGAATGAGTTCAACAAAGGAACCGATGGCTCTCCTGATGAAAATCAGGCTGATGGTAATGTTACTGCTGAAGAAAGTGCTGACCAACAGCAACAGATGACTGCGCAGGAGCAGGAGAACTGGCTAATTGACAACAAATTTCGGGATGACCCGGAAGGTCGTGGTAAATTGGCTGACTCCTACAAGAAACTGCAAAGTGAGAAGGATCGTATCACAAACGAATTAGGGGATAAGGACGGCAGATACAAGCAATTGGATCAGCTGGACACATTCCTGCATGAAAATCCGGAAATTGTGACGAAACTTCGCGATGAGATAAGTAATGTAAGTCAAGGAACCAAGCCACCGGAGAAACCTGAAGATTTTGATCCTTACGAGGAGAATGTCGAAGGTTCTTCTTCACAGAAGTACCGTCAGGCTTATGACCAGTACCTTGTTCGCTTGGGCGCGGAAGAAGCCAAGAAAGAACTTGCCGGCTTTCGGCAGGAACTCTCGGCTAAAGAAGCAGTCCAGGCTGAAGAAGATGTACTGCGTAATCTTGGGCTTTCAAATACTGATATTAAGGAATTCAGGGATTTTATTAACGATCCCAATATTGTTACTCCTGAAAATCTTGTCAATATCTGGCGCTTTATGAGTGAGCAGAGAAGAGAGAAAACTGTACCGGATGAACTGTCCAATTCACAATCCACTGGCTCTGGAGGTCGAACGAGCCTTGCGAGTGTTAGCGGAGTTACACCTTCTCCGTTGAAATCGTCAACAAAGGAAGCAAATGAATTTATGGACGGCATAATGCAGTTTTCTAATAATTACACCCCTGACAAAAGGAAATAATAATGGCTACTACTTATGGTACTGGTACAGCGTTGCAATTCAGCGATGACTCGCAGCGACAGGTACTGGAACTTGGAAGTAAAATTCACTATTACAATCCCGATGTAACACCGATTCTTTCAATCTTCGGAATGAAAAGCATGGTAACTCCCGTCCCTATTTTTGAGTGGATGGAAGATGAGTACATGATTAAGCGCGGTATCAAACAAGATGTGTATGATACTGGCGCTGATTCCGCGACTACTGCTATATCTGATACAGCATATGAAACAACTCAAGGCGCTAACAACGGCGCATCTATCATTAATTTTGATAGACAGGCGCAGATGGAAGGCCTTGAAGCTGGCGCTGTGTATTCGGTTTCTTTTACAGAAACTTCAGGTACTACGGCAACACTGCCTTCAAATAACACTCATGTTTTGTGTGTAGCTGTTGGTCAAAATGTTGACTGTTCTACCACGAATCACAAAGCTGCTCAATTCGTTGGCTGTCATACAGGTACTGTTGGCAGTGATTCTGTTTGGTATATTGAAGCTAATGCTGATGGTGTTGACCTGTTTACAGGCGACTCCGATGCTTGGATCAATCTAACGTATGTTAACAATGCTGGCAGATTTTATGATGCCGGTACTGCGACTGCTTATTATGGTCATAACATATCACCGACAGGCGCTAATAGCGGTTTTGGACTTCATAACCTTGCGGATGCAGATTACTTCATCCAAGAGAATGGAGTATCTGGAATTGCTGAAGGTGCTGCGGTTGGTGTAGAAACGCGGAAAAAAGTTCGCAGACTAAAGAACTGTACACAGATATTCCGTGAACCCTACACTATTACCGGCACTGCTGATGCTTCAAAGCATTATGGCGGATCGGAACTGTCACGGCTACAGGCTCGGAAACTGGCGAAGATCAAGGTTGATTGCGAATATGCTCTTGTCTCTAATGGCGACTATTCGCTCGATGCTACCAGTGAAAATCCAAAACGAACCTTCGCAGGTTTCGGTATTGGAGGCTCTGCTGGCGCAGGATTTATCAAGACCAATGATGGTCGCGGTAACTCAAGTCTGCAGCTTAACTATTCGTCCGGAACGATGGATAGCTTGGATAGTGTATGCGAATACATCTTCCACGACATGGTTGATGGTTCAATGCGCAAATCAGTGTTTGCATCAAATAAGTGGCTGAAGAAACTCGCCTCATTGGTTCGTATGGGTTCCAGTGCTGGCACTGGAGCGTTATCGTTCTATGATCTTGGCGATTCTTCACAGGCTGCGGGTATTCGTGTGCGCCGATTCGTTGGCGCAGTTGGTGAATTAGACTTTGTTCCTCACCCCCTCTTGAATGGTGCTTTGGAAGATTATGCTCTTGTGATTGACCCGGCGAACTTTAATGTTCGTCCGTTGGCAAGTCGTGATATGCAACTTCGCAGAGACATCGTTAAAGACGGACGTGATGGAAGAACTGATGAATGGATGATGGAGTTCGGCCCGGAAGTACGGAACGAACAGACTCACGCTATTATGAAGTTAGTCTAATTGCTTTTTAGTTAAACTGTTTGGGGGACGGTTTTCCGTCCCCTGAACAACAAAGAAGGAAAAGATATGCCTAAAGTTGGCGGAAAAAAATATGCTTACACCAAAAAAGGTAAAGCAGCCGCAAAACGCGCAAGAAAGCGTTTGCGTAAAAAGAAAAAGAAATAATGGCTGATACAACATACGGAACTGGAGCAACCGGTTTTTCTGACGGACAGCCAAGGATTGTCAGTTCATTACAGCGCATGAAAAAGAAACGCAAGAAAAGAAAAAAGAAACAATGAGATACAGAGAAGCATACGAATTGATTGATGCCGCAGTTGGTAAGTCAGAGATCGGCTATCCGGTTACGGAAACGCTAAAAGCGATGTTTTTTGATCAGGAAGTGGAGAATGTTGGATTGCGTTTGGTGAAAAAATCAATCCGTGTAAGTTTTTCAGTTTCGGGGAAAGAGTATGTATTGACCGATGAAAAGCGGTCTAACAAGATTTATAAAGTTGAACTGGAAGATAGTACCGGGTCAACAAGAGCAGTGCCTTATATTGACGATAGTGTTATGTATTTTAGCACGGATGAGGATACGATCTCAAATATTGGCTATACATTGAGAACGGATGCAACATCAGGAAGCCTTACAGCAGGAACAAGAGCCAATCCATGCTCGATCACATCTGCATCGCACGGACTTGACTCCGGTGATTATGTAATATTCAGTGAAGTGGTTGGCCTTGATCTAACTGCAACAAGCGTAAATGCGCTTAATGGTAAAAGGCTTGCAGTTACAGTAACGGATGCAAATACTTTCACTGTAGCAGTAGATACCAGTTCAGGTTATGGCGCTAATGGAACAGCTGGAAAATGGCAGGAGGATACATTAAAAATTGTCTTTAACAAAACCCCATCTTCAGACAGTTCTAATGTCAGGGTTTTTTATTATGCAAGACCGGAGCCGAAAGCTGATAATACCAGCCGGATTGATTTGCCTGCACAGCTCATACCTGCAGCAATACACCGAGCCGTTGCGCAAATTGTTAATCTTGACGGAAATTTACAATTAGGATCAGGGCATCGTGGATTGGCAAAGGCGCTGGAAGATGAATATATGGGTACAGACAGGGCAAGAGAAGCGATGCCCGATCTTGTCCCGCAACCACTACAAGATTTTGTTAGTAAATAATAATAGGAGAAAATAATGGCAAACTTAAATAAACCAACATTTGCAGTGTCAGTAACACCTGCTGTACTTGTCGAGGAAACCGATAACGCAGTTCCTGCCCATACTGTTATACATGAAAGTGTACGAAAATCTTTAGGTGGGAGCGGTGAAGTAACAGGAGATGATTCCATATTAGATGATACGAATAATGATGGAAGCACCAATGGCAGTTGGAATGAAGGAGTTAATACTGCTGTAACATCAAATGGCTCTATTATAGCTTTTGATACTTCTACAGATTTACTTTTTATTAAACATACAGGGCTTCTATTTGGAACTACAGATGCATCTTCGGCATCACACACTGTAAAGGTGGCAATTGATGGTTCTGCTACTTCAGGAGTAACTGGCGATGGTGTAATAATAGCTGAACTTAAAAATGGAGAAGCTATTGTTCTGCCAAGACCAGGGATAGCAGGTGCATATATATTCGTTACTGGTTCCGGAAGCAATCATGTTGGAGTAGAAACTTTAATAGTAGGAACGTAAATGGCTGATTTTCAGACGAGAGTCGAGGATTTGATTGGATCAGTTGGCGACACCCAGCTGATCACCGACAGTTTAACAGATGCAGCGGCTGAAATAATTACACAGCTGCCGAAAGAATGTCTGTGGGTGGTTACAGCAAATAGCGGTGATGTAACATCCAATGGCTATACCCTTGAAAATTGTGTTGTGATGAATGTTGTGAGGGAAAATGGAACTGGCGGTGAATATGAAGCCTGTAAAGAGGTTCCCATGTCTTTTGATCGCAGAGCGCAGGATGTGAACAGTATGTGGTATCCATCCACTTCGGAACCGGTGTTCTTGATTAAAAATGCAAAAGTGTATGTATATCCAACTCCGGGATCAGACCCAAACGCATTTCAGGTTGATTATGTTAAAAACCCAGCTGTGGCTTTTGGTGATACTGCAATAACAGCGTTTCCGGATGAATATGAATATCTTGTGGTTATTGGCGGTACGGTAAAGTGCCTGCAAAGATTGATGAACGCTAATATTGTATCTGTATCAGCGACAGTCCCATCAGCACCTTCTCTTGCCCCTGTATCATATTCAAGCCAATCTCTTACTTTAACTGATTTAACAGTAACAGCGGTTCCTCCTGATGTGCCTACTGCCCCGGCATTTAGTTCACCGGGAGTCGCATCTTCTTCTATTTCTTTTAGTACAACTGCACCAGTATATACTGCACCAACATCAGCAATATCTCTTGTGGCTTTTAGTTCTTACACAAGTGGTCTATCTGAATCTGATCCGGGCGTACTATCAATATCATCTGTAAGTCCAGCCGTTCCGGCTGAACCAGTAATAAGTTCACCCGGTGTTGGTTCATCAACAATATCATTCACTACCCCTGCGCCTTTATACGTCAGTCCAGCTGACCCCGGAGTGTTTTCAATTTCTGCGGTAGCGCCAGCACCACCGGCAAGCCCAACAATATCGTATGGTACCGCTTCAGTAGGTGATGCAGTATCTTCCGCTCAAGATTCGATAATTTCGGCACAAGATGCTGTATCAGGTGCGGTAGATTCTATAACAGGCGCTGTTGATGGATATACTGGTGAAACAGACACAGCAATGAGTGGTTTTGCTTCAGGGTCAACTGATTCTGCTTATACAAAACCAATAATTACTGATAACGCAGGTGCAGCTGGAAGCCTTACCGCCTTACTTTCAGCAGGCGTTCCCGGCGATGAAACTGATCAGCTTCAGTTTGATACATGGTGGGAAATACTTTCAGATTATATTGAAGATGATGAAGATGTTGAACTCGCACAAGCCCAAATGCAGAAGATCAGGACATATATTGATGCGTTTCAGGCAGAGGTGCAAAGTGCGTCAGCTCTTATGCAGTCAACGATTGAAGATGCAAGACAATCAACGCAGGCTTCTATAGCAACACACCAAGCAGATACAAGTATAAAGAGCGCTGGTATGAGTAGTTTAACAAGCGCTCAAGTAGCAAAGATGCAACAATCTACTTCTGCTTCAATAGCCAAGATGCGGGAATCAACAGGCGCTTCGGTATCTAAAATGCAACAATCTACTGCTGCCGCCACATCAAAAATGCAACTGTCCACACAAGCATCTATTGAGAAAATGCGTCAATCAACCAGTGTTAATATTCAGAACGCCGCCAAGACACTTGAAGCGCTTGTGCAAGACTACACACAGGAAATTAGTAAATATCGTGCTGATGTTGACAGATTCCAAGCTGAAGTACAAAAAGGAGTACAGGAATATCAACAAAAACTGGCACATTATCAGTTACTTCAGCAAGATTCATTGCAGGAGTTTAACAAGCAAAATGCTATTTATCAGGCTGAACTGCAAAAGGCGATCCAACAGGCTCAAATAAACGCGAATGAGCTTATCAAGGAAGGTGACTTAACACAGCAAGCTGCTATACAGGATTATGTACAAACATTAAACCGGTTTTCAGAAGATGTTAGCAGACATCAGGCTGATGTAAACAAAGAAGTTCAGGCCTATCAGCAAAATGTAGCTAAATATCAAGCTGAATTAAATGTTGCTTCTCAAAATTGGGCGGGTGAACAGGTGCAGGAGATACAACAGTATCAAGCGCACCAGCAAGACTCATTACAGGAATTTAATGAGGATAATGCCTTATATCAGGCCGAGCTACAAAAAGCTATTCAGCAAGCGCAGATAAATGCTAATGAATATATTAAAGAAGGTGATTTGACCTTACAGGCGGCGATACAGGATTATGTTTATACGCTGAACCGCTATTCGGAAGAAGTGAAAGAGTATCAGGCGGAAGTCAACAAAGAGGTTCAAGAGAAACAGACCAATGATAATGCAAATTTGAGTAAATATCAAAATGATATTCAAAATGAAGTACAGCAATCGCAGGCTGCGTTGAATGATAATAATAATCAACTGGCTAAATATACTGCGGAATTACAGTCTTATCAGGCTGAAGTAGCCAAGGAGATACAGGAAAACACCTTAAAGTTCCAGCAGTATCAGCGTCAGTATGATCAATTAAGGGCTGAATACGAACGAGGATTAAAGGTTCTGCCGATGCGCTTTGTTCAATATCAGGAACGGGTGGCTCAAAGCTAATGGCAACGAATGATGTTACTGTAACATTTAGAAACTTTTGTGTACCACAGGAAAAGGACTCTACAGGCGCAAGATGGTACCTTGACAGCGATTGCGGACGTAAACTGTCAGGTAGTGCCGTGTTGGCTGGAGAAATGGGCAATACGGTCAATTTTGTTGATTCTACAACAAGTTTACCAGTAGACCTTCAGGCCGGGTTTGATTTTTTTTATTTAAAATGTATATCAGGCGATGATATAAAACTGTCGCTTGACGGTGGCAGTAATTATTTGGTTTCTTTATCCTCTGGTGAGGCGTTTGCATCTTATGTAGACAGTTCGGCGGCAGATATTAAGTTCGATAGCACCGGCTCTTCAAAAGCACAATATTTAACGATAACATAATGGCTAACGACAGAAAAATACAATTTGCTACACAGGTGATCCCAAAGATTGAGGCCCAACAAGCGGCAACTACTGGTAGTCTTGAAGAATATGATATTTCCAAAGCTGCCTATCAATATAACAAAACACATACAAGCGTTAATAAAACTCTTGGTGGAAATGGATATATTGATGTGAACAGTACCCAATGGGGAGATGCTTGGACTTCTATGGCGGGGATTCATCAAGAATGGGAAGATTTTGATGAGGTTTGGAATACTACGGCTTCGGATTGGGACACAGGAAGTGGTGATGTTGCTATTTCCAGTGCAGTCGTTCAGTTGTCAAGCGATTCCAGTACAATGGCTTTTTGCTATATTAAAAATACCGGCAGTAATGCTGTTAAAATAACGCTGGAGTATGGTGCTGGATCACCAACATATCCTTTTAAACTGCCAGCCGCAGGAAGCGTTCAATTTAAGGGTTATAGTACAAATCTTGCGATAAACAAGATTGGAGTTGTCAGGGTGTCCTCTGACTCAACAATTGAATATGTAATTGCGAAGGCCTGATTATGCCAAAACAAACAAAGGTTATACGGGATTTTTCAGGAGGTTTAAATACTTTTGGTAATCCGCGAGAAATACAGGATAATGAACTTGTTGTTCTTGATAATTTTTCTGTAGGGTCACAAGGTTCGTTGAAAACTTGCGGAATTGGTATTGCCGTAACTGCTGATGAACTCGATCCGTATCCGACAGCCCTTGCCGCCAACCAGCGCCCTGGACATAATCTTTTTTCTTTCTCTACAGACAGACATTATAACGGCAATCAGTTTCACACTACTTATATAGAGGGGGAGCATTGGGTTGCATCGGCTGATCATCAAGGTTCAAATCAAGTTAATATGTTTGGTCGTTATAATGGTGGTTATGAGATAATAAGCAATATAACAGCTGCTTCTGATGGAGTTGTGACCTGCTCTTCACACGCATTAACATCATCAAGTTATGTACGATTCACTGATATTGTTGGAGATATGGGTACTGCTTTATTGAATAATACAATCCATAAAATAAAATCATCCGCTGACGCAACGCATTTTACAATTGAAGAGGACACATCTGGTAAAACATATTCATCCGCTGGTGCGGCAAAAGGCGGTCAGCCGGGATGGATACACGCCAACGATGAGCCGGACCCGGCAGATGATGTTGCCGCAATGATTGATTATGCCTATGTAGACGGTGCTTTAAGAACTTCAAGCAGTAACTTTTTCTATTCCGGACATACAAATAAATGGTGGGGATATATTGACAGATCATTATTTATTAACACAAGCGCGACAGATAGTGTAGCCGCCGAATGGTATTCGGAAGAGGCCGAGATCGGTGGGCCTACTGTTGCGACATTTAAAGATGGTGAAACGATTGGAGCGACTCCTGCTAATACAGATGCTTACGATCCAGCCTTGGATGCTGCATCAGCCGGCACTGACACGCATTATCGAGATGAAACGGATATGGATAATGACCTTGCTGACAATCCGACACTAACGTCAATAGAAGCAACTATTCTTGTTACTGCATTAGGAGCTGACGAAACCTATACAGGATTAACGCTTAAAGTTGGTATTTCAGATGATAATGGTTCGACTTATTATGGATCACTCAATCACACTTGGACTATAACCGGTCGTGGTAGCTCGACAAGGAATGTTTCATGGAGCGGGAGCTGGGCAGTAAGTAATGAAGATCATGGTATATTATCAACGCTTACATATCCAGCATCTGGTGTTGATTCCGGTGTTTCGATTGAAGTAACAGAAATAAAGTTAATGACATCAACTGGAACGTGGACAGATCACTCCTTAACAGGTAACGAAGTTCATGTAGGCGTAGTAGATGCAAGTTTAGCAGGGTCAACTGGCTGGGATACAGATTGGGAGATCGGTGTCAGCCTGCTGTATGATGAAAACAATAAACAGGAAAGTCTTATATCTTTATGTACAAACGAAACTATTGGTGGGAGCGGTGAAGTAACATTTGCATCCGGATATGCGCCGGATATAGCAGTATTTATTAATTATGACAACGATCATGCTACAGCGGCAAACAACTGGCGGAAGCGTGTTACAGGATGCCGGGTTTATATGCGCGAGATTCAATCAGCGGCAAGCAGTGATAAGTCAGAATGGTTCCCGCAGGTGGATTGCGATTTTGTCAAGGGGGAGGTAACTGCTATTGAAAGCGGTCATACGCAAACGGCCCATTATGATACAAGCGGTACCCAGCACGTCTTTTATTTATCTAAAGCATATTTAATCAGGCCGCATAAGAGGTCTACATACGAGATTGAAAGTGGTGTTCCGGAAGATGAAGAAGTCACAATGGTCAGGTATAAGACATCCGCAGTTGCAAACAGAAGGCTCTATGTTGGCAATATACTGGTAAGTTACCCGGACGGAAGAGAAGTTCGCATGGGTGATACAATGATAAAATCAGTGGTGAATAAATTTGATCTATTGCCGATAAGCCAGAAGATTGATGTAGTTGTTCAGGATGGCGATGATATTATCAGGATTATTGAATACGCGGATCGCATACTGCAATTCAAGAAAAGAACCCTCTATATTGTGAATATATCACAGGATTCTGAATATTTAGAGGGTGCTTACGAAGGTAAGGGTGTTCCTGTGAAATCGGCGGTTACAAAAACAGATTACGGCATTGCTTGGGTAAACCGGCATGGCTGTTATCTGTATAACGGCAGAACAATTATTGATCTACTGGTGAATAAAAATGGTGATCGTATGATTGGTTCGAGGGAGTGGCGTGGTTTTATCAATGAAGTTGTTGACACTCCATGTAGTCTTGGTTATAGCCAATCAGGCAAGGTTCTCGTGGTAGACGGAAATTCTGATGAGGGAACATATAATAACGCTTATGTATATGATTTTAAAACAGGGGCATGGAGATTTCAGACCCTTATGTTGCCAGATACATACGCTTCGGGATCATCACATGGAAGAAGTAATATGGTTCAGCGGTGGGATGGAGAAATGATGTATTGTTCTTACGGAACTTTCTATATTTTCAAGGATGAGGGAACGCGACAGGCCAGCGGACACATTACTACAAAAGATTTTCAGTTGGCGCCCCCAGGAAAGAAAGTAAAGCTGTATAATGTTTATATTACCTATAAAACCACAGATCAGGTTAGCAGCGCTGTTACAAGAGTACGATATGCCACAGATGGTAATAAGCAGTTCGCTCAATTTAATACAATTTACAAAGATGCGTCAACCGTCACTGTACTTGCTTCAACTTTTAAATATTTGAAGAATGTAGGAACTGTTGTTGAAACGAACGAAGGTTCTGGTATCTCTGCCGATGCTACAACAGATACTTTTACACTTGACAATACTTATGAATTGAATGTTGGTGACTATATTATCATCGAGGACGAAGCTGAAATAATGAAGGTTTTGGAAATAAAATCAGCTACCGAAATAAAGGTACAAAGAGGAGCGCTTGATACAACAATAGAAGCGGCAAGTGACAATAAAGACGTAAGCAGATTGTGTTCAGATCAGGCCCGGTTCGAGATTACAGCACCGGTGAAATGCAGTAGTGTACAGCTTGATATAATACCCGGTGTTACCACTTACATGGAAATTGAAGAAATAATATTTGAATACAGACCATTATTTAAGGAATCAACATAATGCCCGGACAGGAATACAACGGATTTGATCCAGCGAACCCTGAAGATCAGGGTGATCTGTACAGGGATTTTAGCAGTCTTAAAAACGCAACGCAGAAGAAGATCAGTGTTAATCACGGCTATCCGAATGTAGCAGAAATGGCTGAAGGAGAAATATCATTGCGTTATGTCCCCGGACAGGGAATGTTTATGTTTGTAAGATTTAGGAATAAGTTATATAATACAAGGATGGCAGAAGAGGGTCGTACTGGTATTGCAAAATTGACTGATAGTACAAGTGGTACAGTTAGCGAAACATTAACTATCACAAAACTGACAGACAGTACAGGCGGGTCAGCATCGGACACATTAGCGGATGCTGGTGTTGGATTGACTGTTGCTAAAGTCGAAAATTGGGTCGCTTCTTTAGCGGCGAAGATAAATGGTATTATAAATGAAGTTTCATCTTTATCATCTAAAACTAATGAAGTAATAGGAAAATTATAATGGCAAACGGACAGACACAAGCACCACAATACCCAGCACCAATTGCACCAAGTTTTCAATCCTTCGCTCAACGCCAGCGGATGGCGATTGATGATGCGATAGCTGCGCAGGAAGCACAGGAAGAACGAGTTGGTGGCGTGGCAAAGGCTGGTGCGAAAGCAGGATTTGAATATGATAAGATGTTGCGCGGATATATGGAAGCGAAGTATGCGAATCCCAACCTTACTTTTTGGGAATATGCCACCAAGCCTTCTGTTGGAGGCGCATTTCAAGCTGAAGGGCGTAGAAAGATTGCAGCGCATATTAGTGCAGGCGGGGATATAAAGGATATTCCCGGGATGTCTTTTGGCGAAAGACAGAAAGCTGGAATAAGAGGTATTCTTGGTGCAGACAAGCCTGAACCATCTGTCCAATCAGTTGCTGATAAAACAATAGAACCTGTAAGCGATAAACCACCTTTGGGCAAAAGAATTTTTGGTAAACATTACGACCGAGAGGCGCAGAATATTGCACCTAAAGTAAGGAAATCCTTTTTAGAAGGAGAGTTTTACGATAAAGAGGCGCAAGACCTCGCTGGAAAAGTAAGAAAATCAATGGGGAAGGATAAAAAACCTGCTGTAGAAGCGGTAGTGCCGGATGTAGTTCCTCCGGTTGTGAAGGATGTAGTGCCGGATGTAACGGATGTAGTGCCGGATGTGCAACCTGATGATCTTGGAGCTTTAGACCCTGCTAAATTATTGAGCAAATCACCTGAAGCAACAAAAACAACAGAACAATCATTGGGTACAATTGCAAAACTTATGGATAAGCCTGATGCCGCCGCTGCTCTTATAAAAACAGAACCATCTGTAATTGAAAGAACTGCGAAAGGGGTAGATATAACAGGAGGTCAATATTCTAAAGTACCAGAGATTACAAAGCCTGCGGTTGATGTTGATCCGGTAGCTGTGTGGGGTGAACCAGCTAAAGGTGGATTAAAAGAAACATTAGGTAAGGCCGGAAAAGTTGGTAAAGGTTTGGGCTATGGTGTATCTGCTGTTTCTGGAGTGCAAAGATTGGCAAAAGGAGAAACTGGTGAAGAAAGATTAGGCGGTGCAGTACAGGCAGCTGGTGGTGTTGCTGGATTGGTTGCAATGACTAATTTCTGGAACCCGGTTGGCTGGGCTGCGGCGATACCGGCAGCTTTAAGTATTGGTGGTGGTCTTATGGGTGGTGGTGGTAATGATGCTCTTTCTAAAACACCGCTTGGAAGATACAGAAGAAGGGTTGGAATAGGATAATGCCATTTACCACAAAAAGAACTGAACATGAACTTCCTAAAAAGGTATTTGACAACTTTCCTCGTTATCTGGAAAAATCAAAAGATAGTAAAGATGAGTATTTGCAATCAAAGGAAGCTAATTATTTATATTCGCCAGCATACAATAATTGCTGGGCTGATTTTGATGTGTACGATGATATTTTGTGGATAAGATCGGCGTTCAGTAAAAATTACACCGAAACAAAAGAGGCGTGGGAGGAATTGAAAGAAATTGCAAGAAATATGAAATGTAAAAAGATACAATTTTCAACAAGAAGAAATGGAAAAATGTGGGAAAGGCTGTTTGATGATATGAAAGTTGTACAATGGAAAATTGAGGTAGAGTTATGAGTAAGGCAAAATGGCATCCGGCAACTGGTGAATTTGGAATTTTCGGAGATTTAGAGGAGGGCAGTGTTGAATCGCGAGCTGCAGAGGCACAAGCAGGGAGAGGACTTCAAGCATTAGAAGAATATAGAGGAGGTGTTGAGGAAAGAAGGGGAGCTATATCCGATTATTATAGTGGACAGAAAGAAATACAGGAACAGGAATATGGATTAAAGCGTGAAGGCGTTGGGCTACAGCAGGAAAGGCTTGGTTTGGCAAGAGAACAGCTTGGAGGACAGCAATCACAGGCTTTATCACAATTTTTAGGGGATGCTTACAGTTTTCGCAGTCAGTCTGATGTGCAGAGGGCAACAGGCGGTTTGGCTTTTAGCGGTGGTCAGGAAAGAGGTGTGGAGCGCAAACGGGCTACAATGTCCGATATGATGCGCAGTAGAGAAGAACAATTTGGTTTACAACAACAGGGATTGGATATATCAGGTAAGGAACTTGGTTTGCAGATGGAAGGAATTGACCTTTCACAAGCAAAAGAATATGCAGATTTAATGAAGTCACGAGGCATAGAGATGGCTGGCATAGAAGATTTACTGTATCAATTAGAAACAGAACAGATTTCATACGAGGGAGTATAATGGCACGATCATACGGATCATATTTTAGACAGAGAGATTTAGATAAGCCCTACAGAGGGGCGGAGATTGTACTTGGATTTTTAGGCGATATGATGGCGGCTAAAAACAAGCAGGCTCTTGGTTATGAAGCACTGGCTCGTGAACAGGAAAAAGAAAAAGCACTGAAAGAATACCGAACACAGACGCTTGCATCAAAAACAATTTCAGTTAAACCGGGTGAACAAGTATTACAATACTCTCCAGAATCAGAAGGATATGAAACAATTGCTGGGGCGGCTGGTGAAGCGCCTAATTGGGGGAAAACTTATGGAGATGAATTTTTTAATAGATATTTGAAAGGCCAAGTTGCATACGAGGATGCGGATAATGATGGTGTGCCTGATAAAACTTATGTTGGGCCAAAGGCTGAACAATGGCGTGAATATCAAGCGGCAATGAATAAAGGTGAAGAAGGATATGAAGATATGCATCCTGATTTAGTTGAAAAACGACATAGACAATACAAGGGTGATGATCCGGCTAAACATAAGGAAGCACTTGATTTTTTAAATGATCAATATGCTTATGAGAGAAAATATCAACAGTATAAATCTTTTGAAAAAGTTACTGGTGACGATGATGCGCGTCAGCTTTTGGCAACTTATGAAAAGGGATACCAGCCTAAAAAACTTTCTGTTCAGGATAGAACCAGTATTGAATTGCAGATTAATAGAAGGGAAGATTTAATAGCAATGCTTGATAAGCGTAAAGAGCGCAGAACCTTTAAACTGCCAGAGGTAAGTTATCTTTCTCCTGCAGGTTCTTTTGGTGACGAAGGTTTGGAGATTTCAAGTAGAACTGAAGAAATAGTTCCTTTAACTGCCGCAGAAATAGCCAAATATGATGCAGAAGTAGATAGAATAGAGAAATGGCTGACTGATAAGGGCATAGAATATTCCCAGTTTGATTATGTTGATCCTGAATTAAAAGCCCCTTGGGTTAAATAATGCCTTCCGATCTCAAGTGGCTTTATGATACAGCCGCTGATGCTAATCTTAATGTTGGTGGTTATAATGATTTTTTGGAAGCAATGGATGACGACAGCAGTCGTCAATGGCTGTATGATACATTAACAAAACAAGGTGCAAATCTTGGCGATTATGCTGAATATAATGAAAAGTTTCCTGTAGTTAATGGCGACTATGAGGGAGCTGGCCCTCCTGAACCTGAAGCATTTGATTCTTCAAGCGCTGAATATGATTATCAGACAGCTGTCGTACACGGATTGGATAAAGACGCTGCTACCGGTGAATGGCCCAGCCGTGAACCGACAACAGGCAGAATATTAAAAGGCTCTGATCATCCTACTTTTAATGAAACGATTGATGCTGAAAAAGCATTAGGAAATATAGTTTATACAAATCCGGATGATGGATTAATTTATTCCCATCCAAAAGATAGCGTAGAAGTCAGCGCTGAAAATGTCCTATCAAGCGAAATACAAGTACCTGACTCCTCCAAACTAAAAATAGAACAGGCCGGTGTCGGTGATATTAACACCGGAAAAAAAGATATTCACTCCACCGATTACGGGATACCGCAAATCAATGACACCACATGGAATGATATATTTAAAAATGAGTATGGAAAAGATTTGCCTGATTCATTACCGGAAGAACAGATAAAATTTGCGGTAGATAGAATATTATTAAATAAAGAAGGGGATAGTCCTAATGGTATAAAGAATTGGGCTGCATATAATAACGGTTCCTGGGTACAGTTTAAAGACTATACGAATGAACGGTATGTCGCTGAACTTGGTGCTGATCCAAAACATCTTGAATTGATTGACACCCTTGCCGGGCCGGAGGCAACAACAATAAAAGCGGTGTTTGCCGCTGAATCAAAATTTGATTCTTCCGCTGTTAAAGTCAATTATATGCCGAGTAAGGAAGGCGGTATAAACGCTGAAGGTGGTGATGTAGTTGATGAAACCGGTCTTTATGGATTAAAGAAGGTTGATGTTCAGGGACAGCCGCAATATATATTTACAGAAGCACCGGAGAAGTCGATAACAGACAATATTATTAAACGTGTAGGCGATATGTGGAAGTATCGTGATTTATCAGGCCCATCTGAAGAAGTAAAGGGCGCTCGCGCGGTAGAAGATTTAATTAGGCATCAATCTCTTTCTGACAGGGCTGCGAAAATAGCAATATATGATAATCCTCGATCACCTGAATTTGAAAAAGAAGTACGCGCTCAAGTCGCGTGGAATACTATGAGTACACCAATGTTATTCACAGGCCCACAGAAAACTGCGCTTGGTGAGGGGTTCCGGAAGGCCGCTGTAAAAGGAAGATTTGGAATAGGTGAAATTGGAAAGAGTGAGTATGATGCAAAGATGCGCAGGCTGGCGAATCCAAGAGAGCATTATAAAAGAAAATTAAGAGAGATCGGGTTAGATGTACCTGATGATGATTTTCAGGGGCTTGCATGGTCACAATCCCTTTCGGGGATAGCATGGCAGATTTATACAGGTAAGGATGTTGATTTAACATTCTACGATCCCGGCGATCAGGCACAGATTGCCGCTGGGGTATTGAGTATGGGTTTAGATCCGCTTGCTATGTTAGGTTTTGGTGCTGGTGAAGTTATAGGGCAGGGGGCAGTAAGAATTGCCGGTAAATATACAAGTAATAAATTATTAAAGCTGGGTGTTAGTGAAGCAGTAGTTAATCGCGGTATAGCTATTGGAAAAGGAAATTATGTTAAAGGTATGGCTGGAATGGGTGGTGCATTGGGTGGTTATGAAGGTCTTGGCAGTCCATTGCGGCAATTACATGAAAAGGGATTTGTAGATAAAGGGCAAGTGGCTATGGACATACTTGCTCACACTTCTCTTGGTATGATTACAGGCGCTCTTGGTCAAGGCGGATTATCTTTTGGTAAATTAGTAAGACCTGTAGGCAGGGGCGCGAAACTTATACCAGAAGGCACAAAGTTTGTTGGTGAAGTACTTGGTTTTGGCGGTGTTTCACCACTGCTGATTGAGGGTAGAAAGCCAGAATGGCCGAATGATTTTATACACGCTGCCGAGTTCTTGATGGGAATGAAACTGGTAGGTGGGGTTAATGGTGTTTATGGTAAGCCTGCTGTAAGATATGCTAAAGAAGGCATGGCCCGACTGATACATGGTGAATATTTAAGAAACGGTAAAGACTTCTCTAAAGCACAGGTAACAATAGGCGAGAAAGCGAAATCAGCTATTGAACTTGCGTTAGAAGGCAACATTGCTTGGGAAGGAAATGCACAGCCCGGAGTATCAACAGGAGGAAAGGGAGTTGTTTATGGTGAAAAGCCCAATTTATCTGTGGATTCAAGGGGGGTTGCGATCATATACGATCAGTTTGGCAATCGTATACCGTACAGACCAGCATTAACTCAAAAAGAATTAGTATTAAATGGTGAAATAGTAAGACCGCTTGTTGGTGACGATGGAAAGCCGGTTGTTGGTGAAGATGGAAAGCCAAGATTTCAGACAATACAATCTGAATACCATGAAGGTTCTACAGAATCGCGGATGAAGGGTTATAATGAAAAAGGTGAGGAAGTTGATTTAATTGTTCATTCAAATAAAGATGGAACTGTAACTGATATAGAGATGTCAGCTTTTAATGATAGTAAACCTATATCTGAACAAATGCACCTTTTAGATAGAATGAGATATGTAGACCGAGCGGAAGTGGCAGATGCAAAACTTAATATAAACACAGATACGAATAGGATCGTTGATATGTTAGGCGGTGGGTTTAAGCCACGGTATGGAGCCGAAGGAGAAGGCGGCTTTGTCACAACAGCAATGGGTCGTGGTCAGGTTCCTGAAAAGACAGGCCAGCGGATCGTAGAGGGAGAAAAGGTAATTGATGTAGTTGAAGAAATGGTTCCTGTTTATGATAAAAAGGGGAAGCCTAAACTTGATAAAAAAGGAAAACCATTATTAAAAAAAGAACAACGACCAATTATGGAGCAACTCCCTGTAATCGAGGCTGTAGCAGAGAAATTGGAACTGCCGCCGCACCTCCGTGGGGATGCTTTACGAGCTTTGCCTAATGATGTATTGGATGTAATGTTAAAGAACAAAGAAACTACACCAAAAGAAAAACAGGTTATCCGTGTTGAGCAGGAACGCAGGCGAGGAGTTGAAGCTGGTGAAAAGTTAAAGGTTGTAGATGTATCAGATATGGTTGCAGAGCGTGGTGAACTGCAAGCAGAACAAAATAAACTTTTTATTGAGCTATATGGAGAAAGAGAAATTCCAGTTAGGGGGCGGGATGGTAAACAGGTAATTGATGAACGCACAGGTAAACCAAAGGTTAAAGTTATTGGGGAAGGCGAGGTTGGACTGAAAGAAGGCTCACCTGAATATGATGCAAAAGAAAAGCAGATTGTTGAGATTGGTGATCGTATGCAATCACTTGATTTGCAAATTGGTAAAAGAACTCTTGAGTTAAGTGGAATAGAAAAACGCGAACTTCCTAAAGAAGAACCACCTAAAGAAGAACCACCGCCTGAAGCCGCGCCGGATGTAGCGCCTGAAGTACCGCCAGAACCTCCTAAAGCACCGAAAAAAGAAAAACCGATTACAGAAAAAGAATTGGATGCTATTGACGAAAAAACACAGATATTGTATAATAAAGAATCTGAACTGGTAAAAGAAATATTTGGTAAGGATTCCGTTGTGGAAGAGGTTGTTGTTGGTAAAGATATTGGTGAAGATATTATTATTGGTGCTGGTGAGTGGACTCCTCAAAGGTTTAAGGTTGATCCAGATATTGCAGGCGAATTAACTAAATCACAAAGGAAAAAAGCGCAAAAAATAGTTGATGATCTGAACGCAATCGAAGAAGAAGTGATAAGACGGTCTGGTGCTGAAGTTGAAGCACCAGCTGAAGTCTCCCCGCCAGCTGAAAAACCTGCGCCTGCCAAACCGGAAAAAGATATTGTTGGATATAGAAGCGAAGAAGTTTATGGGGAGGGTAAGCGTGATGTAGAAAAAGTGGTGAAGCATGAAGTAGAAGAATTAGGCAATAAACATATTGTAGAAGAATTAATTAAAAAGGGCGCAATAAAAGACGAATCTGAATTACCAGCATATTTAAAATCATTGAAGGATAGGGGGTACGATGAAGTTTTGTGGTTATCGCCTAAAAGGAAAGATGTTGTTAAAGAATATGATGTTAGTCCTGAATCTGTAGAAAAAATTGAAATAAAAGAAGGTATTGTTTTATCAGATTTAGGGTCAGAAGGTAAATTAATTGCTTATAAGTCTGAAGCACCAGTAGAAAAACCTGCTCCTGAAGCACCAGCAAAAGCGCCTGAACCTAAAAAATGGATTGACATTACCGGTTCAAAAGGAAACAAGCTGGGTGAGTTTGATAAATTAGAAGAAGGCGGTAAATGGGCTGATTATGGTATAAGAAAAGACAAAAAAGGTGGAAAGTTTATATACAAAGTTGTAGAAAGGAGAGATGATCAGTATGGTGTGCGTTATCATACAAAAGATGGAGTGCCGTTTGATACTTATGAGAAGGCCTTTGCTGGGCTGGCAGATCGTATAGCAAGAGAGGGAACAGCCGAATTAGATATGAGCAGGTATACTCCTGAACTACAGCAGGCCATATTAAAGATTGAAGCTACTTTTGATCATCCAGCATTAAGAAGTGAAGTGGCGGCAGGTACGACTGCGGAACAATATGCAAAAGACGTATCTAAAAAAGATTTACAGGTTCTTTTAGATGCAACAATACATCAGCCTGGACTAAAAGGATCGAGATATTTAAGTATTGGAAGTTTGAACAAGCCGGTAATTGCAAAGGACTTGCTGACATGGCAGAAACGCGGTAACGCGGCAAGGGAAAAACTTGGTGAAGCTCCGGTAGAAAAAGCACCTCCTAAAGAATTAGAAAAATCTAAAGGCCATATTGCATTTAAAGGAGAATATGAATATGCCGTGAGTGACAAGGGTGAGCTTATGAGAGCGCCTATTAATAATCCTGTTATGCCGGATGGCTACCGTGGAGGTATGCGATTTGAAGCGCCAAAACATCTAATCGAAAGCAAATTAAAAGAATTAGGGGTAAAAGCACCAGCACCACCAGTAGAAAAACCTCCAATACCAGAGTTGAAGCCGGGTTCTGCGGCGGCAGAGCTTGACTATAAGATGTCATTGGCTGGTCTTGATAAAGAAATGTCAATGCTTAAATTAGCGTTTAGCGATATTGTTGATCCAATACCAGCAGATCATAGTGGAAAAAGATGGGGTAAGGTAGATGATATATATGCCGTATTAACTGCAAATAAAAAAAGGCTTGATGCAATACAAGACCTTGCTGAAAACCGTAAGGCTATGTTTAGCGGTATAAAGCACAAAATTAGACTGAAACGTGTTTCTGATGATGTCCTTGAAATAAATTTAGCTGATTTATCTGAATTGCCGGGAGCGCGTCCTGTTGGTGAAGTAAAGCCGCGTAAACTTCTTTCAGATTTAAAGAAAAGGGAGTTGAAGAAAGAAAAAGAAGCACCTCCTGAAGTCAAACCACCAAAGAGAGCGCCGGGTGAAACAAAGCCGGTGAATCCTGAAGTAGCTGATCTGCAAAAGAAAATATCGAGGTTAGAAGCCGGTGTTGAAGAAAAAGGGAGGAAACAAGCAGAAAAGGTTTATGGCGAGGACGTTCCTGATGCGATAGCTGAAAAGTTTATATCAGATGCAAAGAAGGTATCAGCTTCTAAAGCCAAGAAGGTTAAAGAAAAGATCAAGATGATCGAAGATGCTGAAAAAGGCAAGGTCAGGGAGGATGCGCCAAAGTCTATTCAAGAGCTGGTGGTTGATAAGTCTAAAATTGATGCGAAATTAAAGGCAGAGTACGCAAAGGGCGAAAAAGCGGATGCAGTTAAAGTTTCTGAATTATTAGAACAGAAGAATCAATTGAGTGAAGATATAGGGAAAGCGAAGCTCGGAAAGCCTCGAACTGGCGATCAGGTTACGCTTACTCCAACTAAAAAAGGTGGGAAAAAGGTTGTAAAGAAACCTGTTGATGATCCTGTAATGCGCGGTAAGATCGAAATGGGGAACATATTTGAAAGTATAAAGGATCAAGTTGGAAATCAAGCTATGTCAGATATGGGGTCAATCTCATTAGCAGAAAGAGCAGAAAGAGCAGGAGATTTAGATATAGATTGGTCGTTAGTTACCGCACCGGAACACAGTAGGATTGTAAAAAGAAAAAATGGGCAATTTTTAGAGATTGATCTTCCGTTTGTTGAGGGTACTTATGAAGTCCAGCTTCCAGTTCGTGTTACTATGAATAAAGATGGCAGTATGACAACTGGTGTAAACGAAAATCCGTGGTTTAAGAAATTCAGTAAAAATGCAGTGGCACAAGCATTTAAAAAACCGGGTAAACCAAGAATAATTAGGGAATCTATCAAGGGCGATCTGGTAACTATTAGAGGTGAAGTATATAAATTAGACAGTCCAGCTGGTTATACAGCAGAAAATATTGGTGAATGGTCGGTTCTTCGTAAAGGTGAATATCGTACTGTTGATGACATTTCATTACGGAAAGCTGCAGATAGAGAGCTTGAACGGATGGGTGCAGAACGTGCTGCAGGCCCGGTAGCGTTCGCACCAGAATTTACTGCTCCAGCGCGTAAAGCGCTTGCCCAACAGGATCAGAAAGGATTGAATAAGGCGCTTAAAGGCTATCAGAAGCGCTTAAAACAGTATCAAGGATTCAAACAGCCTACAAAAGAAGTGCAGCACTCTATGGGCGAATTAAAAGAAGCAATTAAAATTGCGGAGGATTTAATAAAAGTACAAAAAGAAGCAGATCGGCTGGGTGGCACGATAGCTGGTATGGATTTCATACCCGGAACTACTGCTTTCTTTAATGCCATGCGCCAGTGGAAGCGATCTAAACTACCTCTTTCAGATCGGAAAAAGCTGGATAGTCTTGTAAGGCGTTCCAATAAACTGCATAACAAATGGGTAGCTGAAGGCCGGGTTGACAGGGAAATGGAAGGCCGCCTTGAAAAATTAAGCGATGAGATTGTGGCGCTGGAGAGTAAGGTAGCCAATCAAATTCCATCTGAAACAGAGATGGTTAAAATTGATCGGAATATTAAATGGCCTTCAAGAACGCGTGATCTCCGCCGGACACATAAGAAACAGCGCGATCTTTCGAAGCAGTTGAAGGAAACCGGTGTTGAGAATGTTGATGAGAATTACCGTGATATAAAACTGGAAGTAACAAAAAACCGTACAGACTCACAAAAAGATTTTACTCGAGATGAAATAAATATGTACGAAACAATATTAGATGATATGGCTTCAAACGGCGGTTATCTCGATAATATACCAGCATATTTAATTGGGAAAGATGTACCTATATACAAAGAATTGGGGCCAAAGGCCGGTTATAGGACTAAACGGTGGGGTAAGCATTTAGAAAGATGGATGTTGATGCACAAGTCAATGAATACGGGATTAAAATATATCTTTCCGCATGATTATCAAATTTCACTTATGGGAAAACATGGAAAAGCGCTACACGATTTAAACTCCAAATTTATAGCAAGGATGCAGCTGATTCAAGGAGATGGTGAAAATACAATAAAAGAAATACAAAAATTGATCAAGAAGAAGAACATGAAAAATTTCGTAGCGGCAATTGATCCAGAACTCGGTGAATTTATGGATTTTAGGGGTAAGGGTAAGTTTTTAAGCGATCCCAACACAAAAAAAGCGGCACGGTTGTGGAGAGAATACACAGATCGTCTGCATGACATGAGAAAAAAATATGAAACTTGGGTTACTTACGACATTGCTGGGAAAAAAGTACGAGTACCGGCTGACGATGTATATATTGACAATTGGGTACGATGGCAGTTAAGTAAAGATGCACTTAAAGATTTTGCTAAAGAAGGGCCGTTGTTTCAAAAAGAAGTGCAGAGGTTGATAGATAAAAGCGGAAAGACGATTAAGGACGCTAAAACAGGCAAGGTCAGGGAAAAAACCCGCGCTGAAAAAGAAATAGAAGCATATCAGATTATTGGTGAATGGTATAGATTATCTCCTCATGTTCAATCGCCTGTTCGTTATGGCTCTATGGATACGCCGAGAATGGCTAATCTTTCGCGTGAATTATATGAAAAGGATTTTACTGAACTTGCTCCGGGGATCGCTCAACGAGGAGCAAATTTTCTTGCTGCAGCAGAAGTCTATGGACAAGACATGGGTGTTGTAAAAGAAATGGTAGGTCGTATAGGTACAGACCCTGCGTTGGGCCGGGGTGCGGCTAAATCAGGTAGGCGAGCCGCTGAATATATGGATACTATTGTTTTGGGGCATGGAGAGAGAAACCCATTTATGATGGGAATAACAAGAGTGCTTGGAACCGGTTATCTTTCAGGCCCAAGATCATTTACCAACAATATTATGTATTCTAACAATGTTGACCCTGCCGCTTTTACATGGAGAGCTGCGGTAAGGGGAATGACAGGATTTTTTAAGAGTCCTGAAATAGCTCTGACGGAAGCAAGAAAGGCAGGCCAGCTGGGTGTTGGCGTTCGTGAAATGGAACAGATGACTTTTGTTAAAGGAGTTCAGAAATATGTTTCTCCGTGGATTTCTTGGTCTGAATTTTTTAATCGGGCAAAAGCAGTAATGGCAGCAGGCGAAACGGCTGATATTTATTCTAAATATCTTTCAGACAGTATATCACCAGAGATAAAGAGTCGCTTACCGCTTGGCTGGCGCAAAAGAATGAACGCAAAAACAGCAAGACTCTTTTTTAAGGATTTTGGAAGTTTTTCTGATGCAGAAATAGACAGGTTTATTGAGCGTGGAAGGATGACAGAGGCAGAAAAAGACAGGGTTATATCGTTTGCGCCTTCTGTTGCGCAGGGATCAACACACCCATACTTTATGCCGCCAATAATGTCAGGTGATTTAGCTTGGACAGGCGGATTAAAGAAGATGGCTTACCGGGCCACTGCTGGAATATATAAAGCGGCTATTAAACCTTTGGCTTTGCACGGTGATCCAGCTCCGATGATGAGATGGATAGCAGGGTCTGCCATTAGTGGTGAGTTGGCATATATGATTAATTGGGGAGGTTTTGGCTGGGAACATCCAGCAGGCGGAAATATTGATGATTTTATAGAGTGGATAAAGGCTGATGGTATCGAAACGAATGATGCTCGAAAGATTATAGACAGGATAGGGATGAACATGATGAAGGCATCTGGATTTGGTCTTATTACTGATTCAATGCAAGGCTACGGAATGGCTCCTATTGTTTACGATGCCTATCTGGGCATTGTTAAGGAGTTGGGTTATTTAAGAACAGGTAAAAAAGAATTTTTACAGGTTACGGATGATTTACTTACTTCTCATTTAGCTATATGGAGAGATTGGTATCAAGCAAAAATGGCGTGGTTTTCTCCAAGGGCAAAAGAATATAGATATTGGAATAATGTACGACAGTATAAATATAGATTTAATGAAGATTTAAAAGG